TAATTCCTATTTAGTCAGGAAAGAATAAAAATTAGGTTTGGAAGAAGAAAAAAATAGAAATCAAGAATCAAAAGATAAAATAAAAAATGAAGGAGTTGATACAAATGACTAATTTAGCCTTAGTTAATGGACTTACAGGTATTGGTATTTTGACATTTTGTTTTGGGATGTATAAATTAACTAATGGAAGATTAACATCTAAGGTTAATAGAGATGAGTGCAAAAATATCCATGCAGTAACTGATAGAAGATTTAATGATTTTAAAACATTTGTAAGTGAAAAGATTGAAGATACAAAAGAACATTTCGATATTAAAATAGAGAATCTGAAAGAGTTCATTAAAAAGGAAAATGGTAATGGTAAAATTAAAGAATCTTAGTAAAAAAAGATTGGTTGGATTAATAAAACTAGATATTAATTTAGATAATTTTAGAGATAGATTATTATACCCAAATCATAGAGATTGGTTTAGAAGACTAATTTGTAAACAGAAAGACAGATTAGTAAATGATTCTGAAACTATTAATGAAACTATTAGATTTTTAGGTGGATATATTAGATTAGTTGTAGAAAGAGCAATAGAAATATTAATTTATGAAGAATATAAATATGTTAATCCAGAAAATATTGTTAAACAATTTAGTGAAGCTGATTATATTTTATATGAAAGAATATTTGACCAGGAATTAATATTATTAGCTAAACAGAATCATCCTAGATTTTGGCATTCAATAGGAGTTGCTTACGGCCAAGGAGTAGAGAGGGGTGCATCTGATTTAGGAATACCACCTGAAGAAGTTTCTTGGCAAAATTACAGGGAAACAATTGCATTTAGAGAAAAATTATTTGGAACTTTACAATATATAACAGACGATTTAGGAGTTCATATTAAAGGTATAATTTCTGCAGGTGTTGCTGAAGGTTTACATCCCTATGATATTGCAAGAAGAATTAGAGAAGTAAAGAATAAACCCAAATTGGTAAAGGTTCCTGCTAAGATTAAAGATGGAAAAGTTGTAAGAAAAGCTTATAAGTATAAAATACCAGTTAATAGGTATGCAGAAATGGTAGCAAGAACAGAGTCATCAAGAGCAATAACTGAGGGGAGAATGGATATTTATAGAAGACATAATGTCCAATATGTTGAATGGATAACTGCAGGGGATAGTAGGGTATGCTCAGATTGTCTTGATTTAGATGGGGCTATATTTGAAATAGATAAAGCTCCTCAAGTTCCTTTGCATGTAGATTGTAGATGTGATAAAGTTTTTGCTGATGACAAAGTATAGGAGGTAATTAATGCCAGAGACTACACAAAATTATCATCGAGTTCCAGTTTCAAAAGAGAGTGGTAAACATTCTGGACATAAAATAAGAACAATTACTATTTCAGCAGAAAAAGGAATAAAAGGATTATATTGTGTAAATTGTAAAGTAGTAGTTACTTATCTTTTTGATAAGGATAAATGGACGATGACAGAGGCAAAAGAATGGGTGAAAAATCATTCAAAATCTTTTGAGATAATGTTTAAAATATTTAGTGAAGAATTAAATATGGGGGGTGAATAAAATGGAATTAAAAATAATTGAAAAATTAACAGGATTGTTAGGTAAAATTCTTAGTAATGAACAGATACAGAAATTGGTAATAACTGCAGCTGAGAAAGCAGTAGAGGCTAAATTGAAAGAGGAATTAAACAAATGAATTTAAAGAAATTTGAAGATATATTTAAACAGGGTTATATTATCCTTTACAAACATGAAGAGACTCATTGGTTAAAAGGATGGTTTAGTAATAGAATAGTTGCTAAACAAAAACAATTGGGTTTTATTGATAAGCATGCTCAATATACTCATGCTGAAATCTGTGGTGGGAGAATCAGAGAAGGGAATAATATAGTTGGGTATCAAAGCATTAATGTAGCTCCTCCTAAATCTAGATGGATAGATTTAACAAAAGACCATAAAGGAAGATATGTAACAGTGTTAAAACATAAGGAATATACTGATGAGATAAGACGGCATGTTGCTTATGCTTCGGCTAGATTGAATAACTTAGCTTATGATAAAAGAGGGATATTAGCATTTGCTATTAGTTGGATAAGACAAAACAATAGGTTATACTTTTGTTCTGAGCATTGTATTACAGCTATTCGGGTAGAGTTGCCAAAAACTTTAGGTAATACTCCAGCTGATAAGATAATGCCAGCACATTTTTTTATCTTCAAACATTTTGAAAAAATATGGGAGGGCAGGATAGAATGAGATTATTTCCAGTTATAGTAGTGTTATTGACTTTGAGTTGTTGCTCAGATAAGGGGCAGAATCCTAAAAAATATACTTATTTTTCATCTGATATAAATGAGGAAATTGATATAGAAGAAATTATAAATTGTTATGAAGGAATGGAGGTTGATTTATGCGACATTTGGTCCGAAAATGCCCAAAATGTAAAAGAAAAATAATTTTAAATACTAATAATGATACTAAATGCACTTGTGGACAGGTAATAAAAAATGAATCAAAGTTTGTAAACTTTCTTAAGAAATGTGTTGGGAGGTAAATTATGGGCTTAATTTGTGATTTATGTGATGCTCCAATTAAAGACGGAAAACTAACAATACTAATTATGGTTAGTGAAGAGGATGCTAATAAATATAACAACTTAGCTTCATTTGCAGCATCTAAAAAGATAAGTGCTGATAAGAAAGAAATATGCCAAAAATGTAAACAGATACTAGATTACATATTTTTAAAGAGAAAAATAGCAATAAAATCAATACTTCAAAAGCTTGAAAAAGATTTCAAACTTTCTTCGAAATAATATATAATATATATGAAGGGCGATTAATTTATAGTAATAAATAATATGACAGGATTATTAATTTACATTACAGGTTCAATAATAGCTGGTATATTATATCTATACTATACTTATGAAGCTTCAGGGAAGGTGGTTGTAATAGATATATTTCAATCAATGGCATTTTCTATATTGAGTTGGTATGGATTTATAATAATAATTATTGCTATATTGAATGGAATAGGATTCTTTAAAATGACTTTATTAAAGAAAGAGAAAAAAGATGAGTAATAAACAAAAGAGAGAAATTACATTCAAACTCTTACGACCTGAACATCATCCAGAAAGCTCAATGATAAAAGTATTGTTAATAGGGAATAAAAAAATGTGCAAAGACTTTGAGAAAATAACCAATGACTTCTTAAAAACTTGCACATATAAAAAGATAAATGGAGAAAAAGCAAAATGTCAGACAAAAGATGGATAACTAAAAATGGACATAGAATATTATATAAGGATTTAGAGGATGACCATTTACTTAATATTTTAAAATGGATTGAAAAGAAATCTAAGGACGGATTTACACTTTTGACTGGTGGTGGTTGTTTCCCGGATGAAATGTGGTATGATGAAATATATTTAGAAGGGAGAGAAGTGAAGAAACATTTTGATTATTATAATCTTAAAAAAGAGGCTTTAAAAAGAGGATTAATACTAAAAGAGATAAATATAAATGTAAATTTATAATTCTCTAATATTATATATATTATTAAAGAAATTTTTATAAATAGATAACATTATAAAATTTATAAAGTAATGAAAGGGAATAAGTTAATTAAGAATCAAATTATAAAACAATATAAATAATTATAAGTTATGAGAAAATGGGACTTATATTTCCTACATATAGCTAAAGAAGTAAGTAAGAACAGTAAATGTTTAAGTAGACAAATCGGGGCAGTTTTAGTAAAAGATAAAGCAATAATATCAACAGGATATAATGGGCCAGCAAGGGGAGTTCAGCATTGTAATGAAAGGAATACTTCATTTTATTTAAGATTAGATAATAAATTAGATAAAGATTATTTAGGTAGAGAACATATTACATGGAAGAAGTATACAAAATGTCCCAGAATAGAATTAGGATATAAATCAGGAGAAGGACTTCATTTATGTCAAGCAGGACATGCAGAAAGAAATGCTCTAATTCAAGCAGCTAGAAATGGAATATCTACAAAAGGAACTACTTTATATTGTTATTGTGGGCAGGTATGTAAAGATTGTGCAATAGAGATAGTAAATGCAGGTGTTGAAAGACTAGTTTATTTAAAAGGAAAACCATACGATAACTATTCAGAATTTATTCTTAAAGAATCAGGAATAACTATATTTACCTACAATAAAGAGGATGTTGAATAAAAGATTAAGTGATTTTAAATTTAACAAAAGCTCAAAGATAATATATAATATAATAAAAGGAGAAATCAAATGATACAATTCATATTAGGAACAATAATAGCATTTGTTATAATGATGAAAAAAGTAGTTCTACCTGATTGGGTATCTTCTGATAAAGAGGATAAGGTTTTTGGCATTTGTCTTACTTCAGTTACTTCTATTGCTATAGGATTTCTTCTATTTGCAATTATAGGAATGCCCATATCTTATAAAGCAAAACAAATCCCTATAGAAGAAAGTAGAGAAAAACTAGTAACATTTAAAGATAATAATAATATTTCTGGTAGTTTCTTTTTGGGAACGGGTAGTATAGAGGGAGATTTATATTACTATTATTATAAAGAAGTAGGAGATGGGAGATATATATCTGGAAAGATTAGTTCTTATCGTTGTGTAATAAATGAAACAGATGAAGTATCTCCTTGTATAGTAAGTTATAAATCAGAATTTGGAAATAAATATTGGAAACTTTTTTCTTTTCCAGATAAACATTTTAAATCAGATATATACATACCAAAGAATTCAATAGTAAGAGGTTTTAAGTTAGATTTACAATGAATATAAGTGTATTAGCAATAGTAAAGGTATTATCTGATAGAAGAAGATTAGTTCATTTAGAATGGAGAGAATGTAGAACTGTAGCAAGAGAAATAAAAAATGCAATATTAGAAGACAATAAAAAAATAGAAAAATATGAGCATAAGAGGAGCACATTTATGACAATTAAAGAATTATGTGAATTATCTCATAAAATAGCTAAAGAAAAGGGATTCTGGGATAAAGAGAGAAATGATGGAGAGTTAATAGCTCTTATGCACTCTGAGCTTTCAGAAGCTCTTGAAGGTTTAAGACAAATTAATAGAGAAAAAAATAATGTTGGTGAGGAGTTAGCAGACTGTTGTATCAGAATTTTTGATTACTGTGCTGCTAGAAATATTGATTTAGAAAGAGAGATAATAAGCAAAATAAATAAAAATAAAAAAAGACCTTATAAACATGGCAAGGAATTTTGATGAAAATAATTAAACCATCAGTAAAATTAATTTGGATAACTCCTAACCCTCTTCAAAGAATAGAAGAAGCTGGAAGGACTTGCTACAAATCAGAGTCAAGAATTACTAAAGATAGTGCTGAAAAATTTGTTAGAATGATTTTAAAGCGTGGGCATGAATCAGTATTGGAACATGCAGTAGCTTCTATGAGATTTATTTGTGATAGAGGGGTGACGCATGAATTAGTGAGGCATAGAATTGCTTCTTATAGTCAAGAATCTACTAGGTATTGTAATTATTCAGGAAAAGATATTGAGTTTATTAAACCAATATTTTGGTCAGATGAAATGAGAGAAGGTTCTGAACATGGTTTAACTTATATTAACGATAAGTATGCTTTTTGGGAAGCAGCAATGGAAGATAGTGAAAAAGCATATAATTATTTAATTGAACAAGGAGCAACTCCTCAAGAAGCTAGAAGTGTATTACCTAACAGTTTAAAAACTGAAATAGTAGTAACTATGAATTTTCGTGAGTGGAGGCACTTCTTTAAATTAAGATGTGCTAAAACTGCTCACCCACAAATGCAAGAAGTAGCTAATATGGCTTTAGAAATATTTAAGAAAGAGGTTCCAGTAATAGTGGAGGATATAAAATGAGAAAGGTAAAAGTATTTTCTGGTTATAATGGAATAAATTTAGAGAAAAAAGTAAATGAGTGGTTGATAGAAATGGATAAAAAAATAAAAGATATATTATATATAGTTCAATCACAAGCTTCTGACATTTGTCCGAGTGGACAATCATTTTCAAATATCTTTTTGACTATATTATATTCTGAGTATGGGGAAACTGAAGAATAATAACTTTTAAGATTTTAAAGGAAATATTATATAATAAAAATAAGGGAAGTAAATATGAAAAACTTAGAAACATTTTTTGATTTAACTAAAGACCAATTTCTATACGGTGGGAAGAAATATGGATTAAATGAACAAAGAGAAAGCACTGATGTTCTCTTTGATGCACATGGGAAGAATTGGTTATTCGGGACTATTGACAAATATACTTATAGGTTTAAAAATTTAAAAAGGGAAAGAGACCTTTTAAAGATAGCAACTTATATGTATATACTTTGGTTAAAAAGAGGATTTTTTCTGCAGAAAAGAGGAGTTAATGATTCTATTGATACAAACTTGAAAATAAAAGATGAACAATTTACTTATTTTACTAAACAAGTAACTGATTATATTAATAATAGTAATATTAATAAATTTACTTTTTCTGAAGATGGACAATTAGATTGGATATCAGAAATTTTAAAAAGATGGTCTTCAATAAATTGGGGAGAGATTTCTAGACATGAAGTATTAAGAATATATAGATTAACATTTCATGTTTGGGATTTAAATTTTGGAAAAATAAAAGAACATGATACTGATACTTGGAATGAAAAAGGAAAATAAAACATTAGGAATTTGTAGAATTTGTAAAAGAGATATAACTGAAGTTATGTTAAAAAGTGGAAAAGCAATTTATTTAGGACAAAATTTATATAGATGTAGAAGAAAGAAGTGTGAAGATAAAGTAATAACAGAAGCAAAAAAATCTTTAAATATATGATTTGTTATCATGATAGAACATATTGTGGCTTTCATAAAGATTGTAAATTATCAAGAAGGTGTGGTAGAGCATTAACTAAAAAAATTTTAAAGGAAGCAAAAAGACATGGTTTACCTATATGTCAATTTGTTAATAAACCAGGTTGTTTTAGAAAAAGAGGAGGGTAATTAAAATGCCATCAGAAACAAAATGTGATAATTGTAAAGTAGATATTTGGGGAGGGGATGAATGTTTTTGTAAAGATTGTTATGATGAGAAAAATGAAAAAATAGGTGAATTGGAATCAGAAATAAATGATTTAAAATCACAGATAGATGATTTAAATGAAGAGATTAATGAATTAAGGAATAAAGGAGAAGAAAGATAATACTTTATTGGATATTATATTTATCATTTTTAATAGCAGTAATGACATTATTAAATAGAAATAAACCCCGATATGATATGATTGATTTTATGTTAGTAACTTGGATAATGATTTCACTTTTATTAGCACGTTCTGTCAGTGAAGAAAGCAGAAATAAAACTAAATTGCAAAAACAAATTGAAAAGGGAATGGATATATAGTAACTGGAGGGGAGATGAAAAGTAAGAAATATTATAAATGTGCAGATTGTGGCAAAGCGATAGAAACTGATTACAATAATAAAAATGTATATGGGAAGATAGCTTTGTGTCAAAAATGTAAAGACAATAGAGATGAAGCAGAGTTTACAACTCAATATGATAATTGTTATGGGGAATATTGAGAAAGGATAACCAATTAGTTAATGTAGAGTGGTTGTTATGAAACAGGAGATTAGAGAAATACTGGATAATCTTAATTATGTTTCTCCTTATTGTAGAAAGGGCAAGGATAGACAAAGTGAACACGCAAGAGAAAACGATAAGGCTCTTGAGGCAATTTTAAGTATATTTAATAAAGAAAATCTCTCCCTCAAAGAGAAGGTGAAGGAGTTGGAAAAACATAATAAAGTTTTGATGAGAAATAAAGAAATTATGGTAGATGATAAAGAGTATTGGAATCACTTTTTTAAATTGAAAGAAAAAGAGAAGAAAATCGAACAACTCCAATCCCAACTGGATAGTGTGAAAGGGATAGAAATAAAAGAGTGGATAAACGAAGATGAATTAACAGAAGCAATAATGTATGATGTATTATTTCCACTTTCTAAAGTTAATTTTGTAAGGGTATTTCCTCGTAAAATAATCGTCAAAGAGATAAAGGAGGTCTAAATGAGCCTTGAGAGTATATTGAAAAATAAGTTTATGGAAGTATCAATGATGGGAAACATAACTGATTATAGCTCATTGGCAAAGCAAACTGCTGATGAAATCAAAGCCCTCCAATTGACGGAGGGGGAGATAAAAAAAATAGTAAATAAACATTTTTATTGGCTGGAAATTGAGAGAGAACTTAATGCTTTAATCCAAGCCTTAATCAAGGCAAGGAAGAAGAAGGAGGGGCTGAAATAAAAATGAAGTCAATATTGCCGGAGAAAAGAGATTATAATAAACCCATAGGATTATTGGGAGCAGGAGCTGGTAAAAGGGAGGTAAGGGTAATGGGACACAACCAAGCAATAGACCTCTGTGAACAAGCCCTCAAAAAAGCAGTAGATGAGGCGTGTGATGAGGGAAAAATAGAAAGCATAATGTTACTTAACCGTATGCCACAAGATGATAGTGGATATATTGTGCTCACAAAAGCAGGGTATGAGAAACATTTGAGTGAATTATCAACCGCCCTCTCCCAACACATAAGAGGGTGCTTTTATAAACAAGAGAAGGAGTAGTATGATAAAAAGGAGAATAAATAAAAAAGTATTTAGTTGGCAAGGTATAACTTATAGAGCATTTGTGATTATAGTTAATGCTTTGTTTTTTAAAATTGGAGCTAAACAAACTATGCAACAATTTGGAGCTTTAGGTGCTTCTTTAATCTGGAACTCTATAAATATGGCTCTGTATTTTTTATATCACGGTTGTTTTTTAAAACTTTTTTCTTTAGATGTCCAAACAAAAGGAGCTGTTATTTGGCTAACAGGTTTACCTTGTAGTGGCAAAACAACAATAGGGGACTTACTAGCTAAAGAACTAAGAAAAAGAGGGAAAAATGCAGAGAGACTAGATGGTGACATTGTGCGAAAAGGTAAACTTTCAGATGATTTGGGTTTTAGCAAGGAAGATAGAGATAAGAATATAAACAGAATAAATTTTGTAAGTCGATTGCTTTCAAGAAATAATACCATAGCTATTGCTTCTTTTGTTAGTCCTTATAGAAAAACAAGAGAAAGTATAAGAAATAATGTTTCTAATTTTATCGAGGTGTTTATTCAGGCAACTCCAGAAGAATGTGCCAAAAGAGATACCAAGGGTATGTGGAAGAAAGCAAAAGAAGGAAAAATAAAAGGATTCACAGGATACGATGACCCCTACGAAAAACCTATCAAACCTGAAATTGTTTGTAATACAGAAATAGATACATTAGAAGAAAGTGTTGATAAAATACTAACATATTTAAGGGAGGAAAAGGTAATATGAAAACAATAGCATTTGATTTTGATGGAGTCCTTGCAACTTATAATGGCTGGAAAGGTTTTGATGTTTTAGGCAAACCCAATAGAAATGTAATCAATGTGCTAAACAAGTTATACGATAAGGGTTATTATATTATAATTTTTACAACAAGACAGTTTACACCTACTATGAAAAAATGGTTGAAAGATAACGATGTCAAGTATCATAGCTACGGAAGAAAAGACGACCCAGAATTTACAAATAAGATAAAACCTGTTTATCACGCAATAGTAGATGATAGAGCAGTTAATGTCAATTGTAATAAGGGTGAAATAAACGAGGAAAACCTAATAAACAAAATAATAAATGTGGCTGAAAACTACCAAGAGAATAGTAAATCAATCGGATTCACAGGAGATACTAGTCTTTTTATCGGAAGATGGCAACCACTTCATAGAGGGCATATTAAGCTGATAAGAACAGTATTAAACGAAGGAAACAAAGTTTGTATAGGCATTAGAGATTCTAAAGTGGATGATAAAAACCCTTATTCAGTAGAAGAACGGATAGATATGATTTGTAGAGAATTTAAAAGAGAGATGAATATCGGTAAATTAACTTATGTTGTATTACCTGATATAAAAGAGGTTGTCCACGGGAGAAAAGTAGGATGGGGAATAAGAGAAATAAGGTTAGATAAAGAAACGGAAAATATTAGTGGGACTAAAATTAGAGAGGAAGGATGAACCAAATAACAAAGGAGTGGAGATGACAGACAATCAAATGTATAAAGAGCTTGAAAAGTTTGCAAATAGTCATACCCTTGCTAAAGATATTAAAGTAACCATAACAGCAGGTGGTAAGCGTTTTGAAGCAACAAATAAAGAGGGAGGTAAATACGAAGATGTATGCTTGTTAAGTAATATTGTATTAGGTGCAGAGCATTATTTGATGTGGAAAAGAAGAAAGCAAGACTAAATAACAAAGGAGGGGAGATGAAAAGGTGGCAAGGAAGATGAAACATAAAAACAATCAAGATTTAATAGATTACATAGAAGAACATAAAAAGAAAGCAGCAAAAATCGTTACAGGCATCCTTGTTTTTTTAATTTTATTCTATCAAATTGTTTATCTTTTTCATTACTATAGTAAACAAATGATAATAATAAGCATAATATTAATTATTGTATGGAATTTCTATTCAAACAAACAAAAAAGAACATAGCATTAACAAAGCTCGGTGGTATAGGAGATACAATTTGTCTTTTATTCTTGACTCACGCTATTAAAAGAAAATATCCAGATTCTACAATTACATTATATGTAAGGGATAAAATACCACTATGGAAAAAAGACCCAACAGTTGATAGAGTAATATATACAGGCTACACTGATTGGAATAAATTAATAGAAAGAGAATCAAAAAGATATGATTTATTATTTGATGATAGATATATAGTAGGAATATGGGAAAAAGGAAAACTAACAAACTTAGACAAAGGATTACAGGAGGTATATTTTAACTTCTTCAATTCATTACAAACATTTAAAGGAAATCTTTTAAAGACATCAGCAGAGTTTGCAGAGGTAGAATTAATAGAAGAAGATTATAATTTATTTCCATTAATAGAAGGCAACAAATTAATAGACTTAATTGACTATCCATATATATTAGTTAATAAGGGAGATGATGAATTAAGAAAAACTAAATTTTATCCTTACTGGTTTGAACTATTAGATTTGATTTATGAACAACATCCTGAATATAGAATAATACAAGTCGGCACTTTAAAAGAGTCTTTAATAGATAATGACGAATTAGATTTGAGAGGAAGAACAACATTAGAAGAATTATTTGCACTAGTAAATAATGCAACATTAGTATTAGCTCAAGAAGGATTGTTTGGGCATTTATGTAAAGGATTACAAACAAAAGGAGCTATTTTATTTGGGCCAACAACTGTAGATAATTTTGGATATCAAGAAAATATAAATATAGAAGGAGTTATGACTTGTAAAGGATGTTGGTATACCACACAAGATTGGTATGAAAAATGTCCGAATCCTGATAGATTTGCTACTAATAACCTCGATTTCTGTAGAAACCTTACCTCAATAGAACCAGAAGAAATCTACAAAAAAATAAAATCCTACCTTTAAAAAAATACATTAATAATATTTTCTTTATTAATGTATATGGCTATTACTGATTTTTTAGCAATCACAGCAGAAATTAAAAGGTTGTCTCATTCCGAGAATGATTATGGGGGAGAGGATAATACTTGGTCTACCCATATAGCTTCTTATTCTTGTCGTATATACCAAACTAAAGGTGAATCACAAGTGTCAGATATAGGAAAAACAGAAAATTCAACACATAAAGCAATCGGAGCAAATGTAGATATATTAGCAGGTGATAAATTAGTAAATAGTTCAGAAGAATATATTGTTAAAAGAGTCTATAAGGTATATGATGAAGATTCAATACACCATTTAGAATTATTTTTAGAGAGGATTAAATGAGTTTATTTACAATGAAATTAAAAGGATTAAATAAAGTATTAACCAACATTAATA